CTTCGTCGTATTCCGCCGCGTCGCGTTGGTCGTGCATCGAATACTTTTTGTGCCATAGTTTTTTTCTTTTGCAAATAGTTTCTCGTTTTTTGTCTCTGAATAAAGGGCGCGATATGCCGCTCCCACCAAGAAAAACAGTGGCGTATTTGCAGGCGTCCAAACATCCACGTAAAGCCGCCTGCAAAAGTGTTAGGTGGTCAATTCATTCTGCTGTTTCATTTCTAAAATAGTTTCGGTTGTATTTCAGATAGTCTTTTATTTATTAGCGGAATATATTCTGGATTCAGTTCGCAAAGAATTGCTCCTCTACCTTCCTCCATTGCTACAGCGGCTGTGGTTCCGCTTCCTCCGAATGGGTCAAGAACAACACCACCCTTCGGACATCCAGCGAGAATACATGGCCGAATCAAATCTGGAGGGAAGGTGGCGAAGTGCGCTCCAGCGTAAGGTTTTGTATTTACAGACCATACAGTTCTTTTATTTCTTATATCTTTATTTCCGCTAATCGCTTGCTCTTTGATCGCTTCATTATTGAAGTAATACTTTGGTGATTTGGAAAGCAGAAAAATATATTCGTGTGCCTTTGTGCATCTATCCTGCACAGATTCCGGCATCGGGTTCGGCTTGTGCCAGATGATGTCCTGCCGCAGATACCAGCCATCCGCTTGCAAGGCGAAGGCTACGCGCCACGGGATGCCGATAAGATTCTTTTCTGGTATGCCGAAACCTGATTTGTCTGGTCTTTGGAGTGCCGCCTTCTGATGACTATGACCACCTCCAAACCCGTGTTGACTTCCGGTAAAATTGCCAAGCGATCCGGTTGGCTTGCTTACATAGGAATCCCCAAGGTTTAGCCAAAGCGTTCCATCATCACGAAGAACTCGCTTCACTTCGCTGAACACTTCGACCATTTTTTGCACGAATGCATCTGGAGTTTCCTCAAGGCCCAACTGTTTATCAACTCGCGTTGCGCCACATTTATGGCAATGGGTGCGATTGAATCGGAGTGTGTGTGAAGTGGATGCGTCAGATGTCCCGCGTTTTGGATCATGTTCATTTGATGGAATTTTATGATCGCAATTCGGATCGCCTCCTTCCCATGAGGCAGTTCCGTAGTCACGAAGTCCAAAGTAAGGCGGTGAAGTTACACAGCAGTTTACGGATTGGGCTGGAAGCGTCTTCATCATTTCAATGCAGTCACCGTTTAGTATTTGTGTTTTCATTTTTGTTTTCTTTCTATTTCGTCACCCTATCGACAAAGCGCTGCAAAAAACAATTGTTTTTTTGCGGCGCCGAGTCCCACATAATAAATTGCCCATCAAAAAAAATAACCCCCCCCTTATAGGGGGGTTTTTTGTGGGTAATTTTTTGTGGATCTCATGGGGTAAAAAAAATATCATTTTTTGTAATTCTTTTTAATTTTTTGTAGTGTCAGTTTTGAGCTTGTCTTTCCATACATTTTTTATGGTTTCTTTGCCACAAGACAGCTTGAATTTATCCAAGCATTTCTGCCACTTGGAATGATCATCTTCTGGGAATGATGCGATGAAGGCAATAACTTCTTGAGTCTGGATTTCATTTAATGCTTTCGGTCTTCCGGGTTTCCCTTTCTCCTTGGATGCTTCTTCTTCTGTTGGCAGAGCACATGGTTCCCAATACAAACCAACTTGGCCGTGCCTTAAACCGATCTGGGTGGTCGTATCGCCGATTTCATCGACTACGCCAGCGCGACGGCCACGTTTGGCTAATAGGAGCCGGAATGTGCCATCCTCCTTTGTTGTTTGAAGGACGCATATCGCCCTTGCCCAGTTCGTGAGTTCGGATGATCCAAGGCCAACGTAGGCGAAGTCATTTGTGTTCCAATGCGCCCTGCTCTTCGAGTCGCCTTGTGGTTTTCCTGTATGGTGACTCCATACCCATGCGAATTTACGCTGAAATGCAATGGGGTTGCATAGACCGCGAAGAAATGCGCTTGCCACGCTTTGTTGGCTTATATCATCGCCGATATAGCTCAAGAGCGGATCGCCAAATACCAAGTCACAATCACCTTTCTTGTCGAGTAGCCTGCCGACAACGTCGATGAAGTCCGCACCGGTCTGAGAAGTCACGCGGGCAAATGTAATGTTTTCAGTCAGCAATTTTACTGCTTGCGCTTGTGGCATTCCAGCATTTGCGACGACATAGGACATGACGCCTTGCACGATCTCGGCCATGTCGCCTGTGTCATTCTCGGCTTGGATGAATAGGCTTTTGAGTTGTCGCTTCGGCTTAATACCAAAGAACGGCAGCCCCAATGCCCAGAACATCGATGCCTGCACCGTCAACGATGATTTGCCTACGCCGGACTGCCCAACGATGAGCAACTGACCGCCCTGGCATACCCACCGATCTCCCAGCAGGGTTGTGTTGTCCTCCTTGGGAACGAATTGGAATAGCTCCTCAAATGAGTGCATCTCAACTCCCACCATCGATGGATCGGTAGCGTTCTTAATTGCCGAAATGATTGTTTTTTTGTTTGTGTCTTTTGCTTCTACCCAATCATTTGCGTCCTTAAAATTTGATGGAGTTCTGACCCGAAGAATTGTTTTGCACGATGAAATAGCATCTTGCATCCAGATTTCAGAAGGTATTTTTCCATCCTTTTTTGGTTCGTCATTTTGCGGGAAAGCATAGACCTGTCGGTCTTGGGAAAACTCTGATATGCACTTCCCGTTGCTTGCCCCGCGAGATGCTACCCATAAAACACTACTCCAATCATCACCGAGCTTATCGGCAATGGCTAGCAAGTCCCATTGAGACTCAAAAAAGTAGACGTTCTTTGAGTTTGAATTACCAAATACAAGTGGAACATTTTGCGTTCCCTTCGGCTCAAATCTCCATGCGCCGTTATCGCAACGGACGTGAGCGCCATCTCCAGATTTGAATGCCGGCTGATCTCCAGATGCGCCAAGGATGTCATTGTCGCGAGCAATCTTCATTATGTTAAAAGATAGGCTCCTCTGTCCTGCTAATGCTTGCAGGAACTCATCTGTTGCCGCTGTTTTGTACTTGCTCCAGTCGGATGCTGTCGGAGTGCTCGCCTTTATCTTGAACCGTGCAGGCTCTGTCCGATTGTTTTGGGTCGGCATTCCTGCAAGTTCAGCATAAGCCAGCATTGCGTCATGGTTGCTCTTGTTTTCGAGCTTGGCTAGGAAATCGATCTCGTCTCCACCTTCGCCTGTGCCGTGGTCTTTCCATCTCCACCGACCGTCTAAATTGTAGATACCGAATGATGGCGTCTTTTCATCTCGGAATGGTGATTTGGATTTTGATTTGGCATAGTCTCCCAAACCTAGTTTCACCATGAGTTCTGGTAATGGCAATCGTTGCCGGGCTTCTTCGATATTCATCGAATGCCTCCGACTAAATACCACCAGCCTTGGTCATCTTTATAGAGTTTTGATTGCATCGCCATGTGATCAAGCACATGGTCGGCAATCTTCTTTGCTGCCTGCCAATAAGCAGGGTGGGCGCCGTAAGGCAATAATTGTTGAGCTACGTCGAGCCTATCGATTGCGCCGCGTCTCCGCGATGAATTGAAGGCCCGAATGACATACTCTTCGAGAGCATGATCGGGAAGTTCCGTTTGCATAATGTAAAAAAATCCCTTCGTGCTTGTCGGATGAAAAATTGGCCCATGCAAAGGCTACGACGCGCACGAAGGGAAAATGGATTTTGTTGGTGTTTGTGTTGCATGAATTGAAAGGCTTTTTCACGGCCTAGTTTGAATATATTTACTTGACTCTGTTTGTCAAATAACGCTGCAAGACCTCCTCGGCCTCGTCCTCCATCCACCGCGTGGATTGAGTTACTACCTCAAGCCAAGTGCCGTCGATAAGGATTTCCCAGTCCCATCTGTAGCAATCGTCTTGGTGGTTCGGCCAGCACCGGAGCGGATACCCTTTCCAGTTCTGCATTCTACTCATCTTGACCTGACAAGAATTGTCGGAGTCGTTGGTTGTCTTTTCGGAGTTCATTATTTTCGTTATTCAAGTATTCAATGCGGTTGTTTAATAAGTTTGCTAGAGCTTCAAGATCAGCCATCTGTTCTTTAACTCGTCTTACTAGGCTTACTACTTTTGTGATGCCGTCGAACATAATCTGAGATTCTTTCTAAGTGGGTTTCTGCGAGTGCTCTCCCCTCCGGTGAGTCGTCGTATGTATGCTGGTAGACCGGTAGCGGGTCGCCCCGTTCCAACCTAAGCCCAATAGGGCAGTCATTCATACAGATGACCAACCGGAGAGAGAGAGATCCGTTCATTTTTTAAAACGGAATGTCGTCGGTTTCGTCTTGGGGTTGAGCAACGAAGCCGTTGCTTTTAGCGACAATGTGTTTGTCAGTCTTGGCCGCTGGCTTGCGACGGTTGCCAAGCCACTTGGCTTTCTCGTCTCCGAACAACCACCGCTCAACGCAGTTGAACTGGTGATCTGGGTTGGTTTGTCCTGGCTCTACGCCGATAAGGCAAACGCCTTTTTCTCCGATTAGGTCTTCCGCTTCGACCGTGACGTCTTCGCCTGGCACTACGGCGCGACCGATGCTGGACAGCACTTGGTCAACTTTCCACGCTGCTTTTGGGGTGAAGGTTAAGTGTTCCCACATTTTCGGCCCCTCGATGCCGCCTTCAAGGATGACGGCAACGTCAAGTTTGATGGTAGGGTTTCCTGCCTGCGAAGTCTTCTCGACGGCCTTAATGATTTCGACTTCGTAGGTTCCAGGCTCGACGTAGTAAATTGCGGCCTGTTTTGGTTCTGATGCTTTATATGTTGGCATATTTGTATTTTCTATTGTTGTTTGTTGGTCAGCGTTTTTTAGGATGCGCTGCCCCCTTTTGCACCTGCCGCCGGATATTTCCAGCAAGGCGATGAAATTATTTAACTTTTGTTTGTCTAAGTTGGAGTGAATGCGCTCCGGTTTGTATTGCCGATGTATCTGGCTCTACGCCGTTATTGGCGCAAAACTCGATATAACTCTTTTCTGAGAGCTTACCGCCCATCGCGAGTATTAGCGTCTCCTTGCTGATACCTTGTGACGCTTTAGCGATAGCTTCGCACTCCACAAATTTCCTTCCGCTCATGCTGGTGAGCTTCCATCCGGGAACTTCGTCCCCGTTTTCTAGTCTTGTTTTAAGGTGACCGAGCACCGGCTCCGCGATCTCCTTTTCTGCGAGCTTCCACTCCTTGGCAAACGCTCCCATCGTCTCCGCCGTTGCGAGTATTCGCTGACGGATCGCATCAATGCTGTTACCGGTTACGTCTGGAATGAGAGCGATGGCGCTCTCAGCCTGCCTAACGATGGCGTGGCAGTTGTTGTAGTGCTTGCACCAGCTGCAATACTCGCAAGGCGTCGGCTTTGCCTCCGCGCTTGTTGCGCGGTCGATTGTGCGCTGCGTGCCTTGCTTGGCCTCTTCGTATGTAAAGTCATACGAGCGAATCAACTTTTGATCGACGTATACAACGTGCGCTGTCCAGCTAGTCTCGAAATTATCTTCCATACACGCCAGACTGTAGGCTTGAAGTTGATCTCTGTAATTGCGTAATTGCCCCGTTTTTATATCCGCGACCCACTTTTCGGCTTTGCAGACTGCGTCTGCCGTGCCGAGTTTCGAGAGTCCAGGAACTGCCATTGCAAGATACTCTTCGCGAGTCTCGACAAACGAACCTTTTGCAAGGCGCGTCAGTTCCTCGACGCCGTAGGTGATAGCTCCGGCATCTTCGCCTACGATTGCAACGTCATGTTCTGCCGATATCAAGTTGCGGATCGCAACGTCAACTGCTGTGCCTCGCTCCGCTGCCGCGCTCGTGCCGCTTGCGCCTTCAAATAAGGCGCATTCGGCGAGTTTGGGTAGCGTTGAAGGTGATATTTCTTTACTCATTTTATTTCAATTTCTTAAGGTATAAGTGATGTTACAAATAATGGGTAGTATTTGTCACGAGTTCGCCTTCCTCCACTCTACCGCCGTGTTTACGAACTGATCGACCCGAAGCGCAACTCGGTGCAGGTATTCTGGAGCGCAGTCGCGCCAAGTCTGTTCGGATGTTAGGACGCCGCGAGCGATCAAAAACTGATTTACCGCGCCTTCGTGCTCTGCGAGCCGTGCTTGCCATCCGACCATTTCGTCGGCTTCAACGATATGATCTGGCTGTTTACTTGCAACGGCTTCGAACAGATGCGCGACCGATGCCCACTCTAGCGGGAGTTCCTCTGCGAGTCCGCTTCGCGTCTTCGCATCGTATGCCGCGCTGTGCGTGGTTAACAAGATGCGCTCCTTGCCGCCGATACCTTTCCCCTTGCCGGAGTCCGTTGTTGAGACCTTGGTCTTGAATCGTAAAAACCAAAGCTCGTCCGCGAACTCTTTCAAGAGCGGCGAACTTTGCTTGCTCAGCTTTAACTCGTAGCGGTCGTATGCGGCGAGCGCATCTGGTGCTTCAAAGCGCACTATTTTCGAGTGCGCGATCATTACCACGTTCTTGCCGGCATCAATTAGCTGGTCGATGGATGACAGCATCCGACTCATTCTTTCCGCGATCATCACCCAACCTTTACCGAAACCGAAATCCTCGATGCTGGTCTTCTTGGTGCTTGCGAGTAGGTCTTCAACGCACAGGCGTTCTGCCCAATCTGCCGAGTCGATGACGATGGTCTTGTAGTCGGTTGCCTTGGCTTCAGCCAATGCGTCCGTTAGTTGCTTCCACGTTCCGATCTCGCAACGATCCACGTCTAGGTGGCTTGTGCCGCCCTCGATGTCGAGGAACAACGGACGTGGGAACTTGGCCGCGAAGGTTGATTTGCCTACGGACTCCACTCCGTAGATGACGACGCGCTGGGCGCGTTGTTGTTTTCCTTTTGTTATTTTCATTTTCTATTTTCCTTTTTGTTGTGCTGCGAATACGGCCACAGCGAGTGCCGCCCACGAGTGGGATTTGAGGCCGTAGGTTGGCCCCGGCTGGGCTTTTGTTCCCTGCGGGCCGAGTAGGTCGAGCAAGGCTTGCCTGATATTGGCATCCTTGGCTCGCATCGTCCCGCACAGAAAAAGTTTGATATCTTTACGAAAGATCAATTCCACGTCGACTCGTGCCACTTCGATGAATCGTCCGATCCATACGCACGTCTCAAAGGTGCTTGCGCCCACGGCCATGCCGTAGCTGGCTATCATCTCGCAGGCGCAACGGTCGTATTCGCGACCGATAAGAATCTGGCGGATTTCGGCATTGGGAAGGTGGCCGTGGTCATGTATCCCGCGTTGGTCGTATTGTACGAACGCGCTGTGCGTCGTTCCTGGATCGAGTGCTAATATCATGATTTAGTGCCTTTGTTTTGATTTTGTCGGCTGGCAGGGCGAGGACATCGCAGATGCCTTGGAATGCTTTTGATCGGATGAAGTGAATTGCCGTGTTCCTATCGAGTTCCTGTTCTTCGTTCAGTTGCTTGCTTTTAAAGACCTTCTCGCTTTGAAGGTCAGCAACCGTCTGCTGGATCATCCCGCACAGAAGGTTGCGGGTGAATTGGCATTCTGCGTCATGTAGCTCTTCGGCGGTCACTATTTACTCCGTCCCTTCTGCCACTTCCATCCAGATGTAACTCCATCTCTAAATGACTTAGTTCGTTTTTTGTGCATTTTATTTAGTTCTAATAGTGGTATCCCATTTTTAAATGATACCCTTCCACACCTAAACCCTTCATCCGCGCTATTCCCATATTCAAATCCAGATTGAATTGTTATTGTAATGGAACTTGGACATCCTGCATCTGGTTGCATCTCTTTGAAATCAGACGTCCATCCTGCTTTTCGCTTAAATGCTGAACTCTTATTCATTACCGGCGCTCCCTGCGGGTTTGGCGGTTCATCCACCAGCGGCGTGTCTGTTCCATATCGCAGGTGGCTTTGATGTTTCCTATCAAGTATCCTGCAACGAATGCACAGAGAGTGCAGGTGGCGAATAGGGCGAGAAATGTGAGTGGTTCCATATATAAAAATTACTTAACGACAACGCAGTTGATTCGGCGGTCATGCCGGATGGAGGGTTGAGTTGTTCCAAATCGTTTGGAGACTGTCTTGCCAGTTTTGATCCATACGGATGAATCGTCTTTGGTTTGATACTTTGCGCCGATTTCGAGGTCTTTGATTTTCATTTTTGGTTTTCTGTTTTGGTTTCTGTCGTTCGGGTCATCCCGTTCGATGTGCAAAACCTCCTTCATTCCCTTCAAGATGAAAAGAAAAAAATTCGCGAAGTGCGAAAATAATTCTTAGGAAAAGTCTTTACAAATGCGCTCAACCAATGCTGGAGCGCCTCTGCGGCCTTATTTATTTTGAGATCGGGCGGTATAATTTCACCTCGCGAACACCTTGATTCGTCTGTATAGTTGCTTTTTTTGTTTCAAGCATCCCTTTTCCGACGGCTGTTTCAACTCGGGAATTTACGGATGCGATGGTCATTTTTGATTCCGATGCAATAGCGCGAACGGTCTTCCAGCCTTGTTCCTCAAGCTCTTTCTCGCTTTCGAATCTTGTGGTTTCGTAGAAAGCCTCCCAAGCTTTGTTTACATTGGCAAGAGCCACGGATGATTGATTTTTCTTTCGCATAGGTTGATGTTTATTGAGTTGTCTTTGTAATAGCCGTAAGCGAAACCCTGCGACCAAGCGAATGTTGCCCTGCGCGTGCTTGCATATTCCATATCGAAACGCGCAAGCATTCCGGTGCAATATCCGCTTGGCCCGTCTAACGTGCGAGCGCGTTCCCAGCCTACGCGGTGTAGGTGAGCCATCACGCATTGGCCGTATGTCTCTGCATGATCCCTTATACTTTGCACGTTATACATATAACCGTGGATAAATTTGCATCCGCCTAGCTCGTAAAAGGATCGAATGTGATACGGATACAATTTCGCTTTGAGTTCCTTCGCGGTCTTTTCGATGGCTTGGATCGTGAGCGTAGCGGCGTGAGCCGCTAGCGCGTTGGGAGAATTGGCGAGTTTATAAAGCCTCGCTTCATGATTCCCGTATAAAATATGCTGTGGACGTAGTTCGTGCAGGAAGTCGATACCGGCGCTGAGATCGTCCGAGATGCTAGCGGCTCGGTCGCTTGAGTTCGGATCGGAGATAGCTCCAGAGCGGAAGGCCGCCAAGTCTAGGAAGTCCCCCAGCATAATTGTCGTGTCAGGGCGCCAGCGGGCTCGGAACGTCAAGACGGCCTTGCGAGCCTCTGGGTCGATTTGATCGCCATGAGAGCATCCGACTGCCATCCATTTTTTCCAACCTTTCATGTCAGTTCCGGAATATTGCGCTTGGTTCGTTCCTCCCAAATCCAAGCGCGGACGGCTTCCATCGTGTCCTCGTCGAGTTTTGCAAACTCTCCGCACTCGTGTTTGAGTGCGCTTCGTAGCTCTTGGTCGATGTCATCCACTAAAATGAGAATATCAAGCCCCTTGCAAGCCACCTCGTGCTCGTATCGTTCTGTTTCATCAAATTCAAGTGTCATTTTCATGCTTCGTCCTCCTCCTCTTCTTCTTCGGTGTCTGGAAATAAAATACTGAATGAGTCGCTTGCGAGTCCCTCCACGGCGTATTTGTTGCCAAATACAAATTCCCCGTGCATGGTCTCCCCGCCTTGTTCCCAAGAGACGATGGTAAACCCACAATCATAATGCTCCGACAGGATGCGCTTCGCTTCCGCGAGTGCTTCCGTGCGCTCTGATTCAACCGTCGGTTGTCTCTTTTTTTTCAAGCGAGAATGTCTATTTTTTTCGATACTCTAGTGCGTAAAATTGTGAGCATTTCCCGCTCGGTCATTCCCTTCGCCCAATGCGGGCGGATCTGATAGTGCGGTTCGTCAACAAATTTCCAGTCGCCGCCCCATTCAAGGCCAAGGCTTTTGCCGAGCGTGCCTAGCTCGTTATACAGCGGGTGTTCGCCGAAGTATTCTTTCCCTTTGAAAATTCCTACGTCGAACGCAATTCCAAAGTTATGATTTGAAAAGCCCGCTTTTGCACGGGTCACAATTTTAGTGTTTGGAATTGTGCGGCCTTTTGCGTAGAGCGCATCTTGCTCCATATAGCTCCGAGTGCCGCTGATGATTTTAACGTCACAACCGACCTTTGCAGAGATGACCTTTGCAACGCCTAGGAAGGCGCGCGCGGCCTTTTGAGCTTCGGGGTGGAGCGTTGCAAGCTGGATCTCGCTGCGTTCGTCAAACGTCATTTTTTCAGCCCTTGGATGTCTGGTAATTCGTAGCAAAATGTGCCGTAATCCGTTTTAACGCATACCGCCGGATTATTGAATCCAGCGCATGAAGTCAAAAGCGCCATTCCCAAGAACGCGAAGGAGAGAACGATCATCCAAAGCGCAATTTGTTTGGCGTTCATTTTTCTTTTCGGAAGATTTCGATAAGTCCAAGAATGGCGGCGACTGCCGCTCCTATTGCGTCCCATTTTGCTGGCTCCAGGCTAAGACCGGCAACTCCGCCGATGATGGCAATGCCGCGAATGGTCGAAGGTTCCTTCAATTTTGCGAGTAGTGTTTTCATGGTTTTTTGGGTCTAGTCATTTTATACAACGAAACTGCACCGATGCAAATTCCGAGAAGCAGGGAAGCGATGCGCAACCACGCTTCAACTTCCGAGAACGAGATCAATACAGCGGCTGCGGGCGCCGACGTTCCTACGAGCGAATGAAAAGCGTGGCTGTCCATTAGCTCAGACCGCCTTGGCTGATGAGTTCTTCCGTGAGTGTGCATGGCTGAAGAATGATTGTGCTCCGCTCGCCGCCGGTAGTTAGTTCGATCTCGATATCGGTCGTGACTGATGTTGCATTAAGCAACAGATCGCGAACGCCGAACGTGTTGAAATCGACAGCGGCGGTCTTGCCTGGGGCCGCACTCAAGCCGCTTTGCACTTGCAATGTTGGCAAGTCGGTGAAGCCCTTGTCGCCTCCGAAGTTGATATCGTAGTAACTATTCTGGACTCCGACGACCGTCGCGTTGCCTGCACCGATGCTGTCGAGTGCTTGGAGTGCTGTTTGCAACTGCGCGGCGGTCGTGCTTGCGTCTAGCGGATCGGTCTGACGTAGGACGGTCGTGGCAATGCTTCCTGTCGTCACCGTGCCTGTGCCAGTTGTGATCGCGACTGCGCCTGCTGTTACGCCTAGCAAAAACTCGGTTGTCTGCGGTATAGAGCGAACGAAATATTGAAGGCCCGCCGTATAACCTGTCAGCGCGGTGAATCCTGTCAGCACGACAGGCTGCGCGAGTGTCAGTCCGTGGTTGCTTGCCGTAATAAATACGCCGTCCGTTACCGTGCTTGCAATGTCCACGTTGTATGTCGGAACCGTCACGCGAAAACTTCCAAGATACGGATCGCGAGAAAATGAGACGCGCTGAACTTCGTTGTTGATCGTTGATCCGGTTATCGTGGTTGCCACGCTGACGGTCAATGCCGTTCCTAGGTCAGTCCATGTCGGCTCGTAGACTGCTGGAGCGAGACGGAGTTGCAGTTCTTGGATTTCGGCGTTGGTGGCATCTCCGACAAGCCGCTCGTCGATGAGCGCGGTTGTGGTTGGAATTAACCTAGCGAAGTTGCCCGTTATCGCGCTCTGCGTGCCAGCGCTGTTGAAAGAAACTACAAAGTTCGTCGCCATCGTGCCGTCCACGCTGACCGATCCTGCGGCGGTGATCGTCGAGAGTGAGTTGAGCGCGGATGATATCGCGCCTGCGGTCGCGCTGAATCCGATTGCTCCGCTTGTTTGGCCTCCGAAAGAGAGAGTAAACGTGCCGGATGCTGGCGCGCCTGTGCGACTTCCTACGCCGAATTTCACGCTCGTGCCGGTATAATCGACCACATTGAACGGAGCGGAGACATTGCCTGTTGCTTCAAGGAAATAAAGATTTATCGCTCCGTTGTCGCCCTTCACGAATCGTTGCGTTGTAGCCGGTGCAAGACTCGTCAAGCTCGTCGCCAGCCTGCGGTTCGTTGTGTCAATAAATAGATCGCGTGCCATTTATTCGGGTGTTTTGTCAACAGCTTCCCACTTGCCGAGCGGGCATCGCTCGGTTGCCATGCGTAGCTTCGCCCAAGTTGAGCATCCACATTTGCGACAGCGGCCCGTGGCGTTCAGCGCGGTGGCGTCCCATTCGGGACAGGCTTTGCACGTTGCTTCGCGGGTGGCGAGGATTTCGGGCGGGGTGGTGGCGAAGCCTGCGCGAGCGAAGCGGTGTCCCGCATTTATAGCTGATCGCATTTGCGCGTGCTTCTCTCGCAAGTCTTCTGGCATTTTTGATAAAAATTCTTCGTAGCTCACGAAACGGTAACGGTAAAATTAAAATCAGTCGGTGGCCCCATAAATGGCGGAACGCATTCCGCTGAGATTGTAAATGGATAAGAGCCTGCCGGATTTAAACTGGTTATATTAACAGAATCAGACCCGTTTACGCCGCAAATATCAGGTGACCCCATAAACTCAAATTCAAAAAATCCTGAGACATAAAGAGTAAGTTGCCAACAACACCCGCTTAACTTGCCGTTTGTTGATGCCCTTTGGATGTTTATTATATACAAAATGTCTCCAACTGCACCAGGGCCGAATGCATCCCAAGAATCAGAGCAAGTCCGAATAGGATTATAATCATTATATGGAGGATATTGAAACTCTTCAGTAATCTCTACTTGATCCCCTGTTAGCGAAAAGTTGAAATTAGCAAGAAGTGGCGGGCAATCTCTGCATGGAATTATACCCCCCCCCCCACAACACGCGCAATTAACAGCGCGGAGGCCGCCGTCGGTTTTTGTTTTGATCGCTCCGGATGGTGTGCGGCCTAGGATCATGGGCATTCCTCGGTTGCGATCCACGACAATGCGCCCGAAATCGCGCCGAGGACGTATGTTCCAGATGCCGG